AAGATGGAATTACTTCCAAGGCATTACTTCTAAAGCAGTTGATTCTGCTATCGGGTTCTCCTTTGTCCTGAAGATGCCTCTGCTTGATAGGTACTATGTCTAAACCAATCCCTTGATTGCAAACTGGACTGCTGCCGACTATTAGATTGGCTTATTATCTGGTTGTAAAAGAACACTCATGACGACTTCCATCCATATTAAACAGAATCCATTCGTTAATAAATTTTGTCCAATGCGTTTTTATATGACATCTTTTACATAGATGAAATCTTCGGTGGCGTGGTTTAAAGGGAGAGTATTTGATTCTATCGTGAAGTTTTCTGTTAAGTTTCTGGTAATTTAGACCTGTCATGGTATTTTTACTATAACCTTTTTTTATTGGTTGTCAATAAGATATCATAAATAACATTAAGTTTGTGTTGTTATTTGTTTCATAATCCACCTTTGTATACAAAAAAAAGCATCTATAAGTAACTGTTGCCTGTTGTCGCAGTTAGGACAACAGCTACTTATAAATGCCTTATTGGTATCTGCCTGCGACACAGAGAACATCTTTATTGTACCAAATAGATACGGTATGTCAAGGGGTAAAGATACTATACACAACGCTCCAACTACCCGACCACCAAAAATAGTATGATAGAATAAGGTATCATGGAGGAAGTAAAAAAAATTTGCTTAAATAATTGGCAAAAGAAAGTTTGGTTTGATCCCCATCGGTATATTACCCTCTGTATCGGCAGACGTGGCGGGAAAACTACGCTGTCCTCACTTAAAATCGCAGACTTCGTTTCAACTCATCCAAACTCCGTTGTCTATTATATCGCTCCAACCTATATTCAGGCAAAAGCGATCATGTGGGAGATGCTTCGCCAATATATTCCATCTCATTGGATCAAGCAGAAAAAGGATGCGGAGCTGAAGATTGAATTTATGAACGGATCACGGGTAGAACTTAAAGGTGCGGATACGGAACCGGACCGTTTACGAGGAGTGCGTATTGATTTTCTTATCTGTGATGAAGTTGCCTTTTTCCGCAACTGGAGTATTGTCTGGGAGAACGTACTTCGACCAACACTTATCGATTCAAAAGGACGGGCAATCTTCATTTCAACACCCTACGGCTATAATCATTTCTATAATCTATATATGAAGGGAGTAGACGGTAAGACTGAAAATGAAGAATATTCCTCCTATCACTTCACCTCCTATGACAATAATTATCTGGATAGTAAGGAAATCGATAAGGCACGGGCAGAATCGGATGAGGACACATTCGCACAAGAATACTTGGCTGAATTTAAAAAATATAAAGGGCTTGTTCTTAAATATTTCAAACGGGAAATCCATTTTATTGCACCGATTGAAATCCAAAACTCTTGGGGATTTTATCGGGGATTTGATTTTGGATGGGTACATCCATGTGCGGCAGCATTTCTGACCGTATCAAATGACGGGATTATCTATATCTATGATGAAATAAAACAGGCAGGACTGACTATTCCTGAATTTTCAAATCTTGTAAAACAAAAATCAATTGGTCGTTCATTCACGCAAAGTTGGGGAGATTCTGCCGCAGCAACGGATATACGGGAGATGAATAATTATGGTATATCGGTTATCCCGGTAACAAAACAATCAGGAAACAAGAACGAGGATTTTACACAACATAAAGTACGCAAGCTCAATGAAAAAATAAAAGCGGGGAAATTCTATGTCTTTAATACTTGTCCGGCTACCTTGAATGAAATCGAGAACTGGCAGTATAAGGAGGTAACGGAGGGAAATATAATACGGGAAACTCCGGCTAAAATAAACGATGATCTTATGGATGCAATTTCATATCCCGTTATCAATTTGCCCGAATATTTCGAGGCTTCGCTTGTGCAGAGTGAATCATCAAATATAAACATTCCCGATTGGGCTCAAAACCTTCCCAACTGGAGTGGTGCAAACCATTATGTCCCGAATACATATTTTAAAAAAAACAGGTAAGGAAATTTTGCTTGATGTGAAGGAATCAACACAAGATATATTTCTTATGATTAATGGAGAAGATTTAAACGACAATTCATACGGATCGAAAAGATATCATGTTGAAACGCTTTTATTAACAAAACTTGACGGGAAACAACTTGGTATTAATCCCCGATTTATTGCATACTATGAAGATTGAATCGACAGTCATAATTCCGCATTCCTCATCGGTTGATACACTTGTATCTCTTTTGATACAATTACAATCACAGACACTACTACCTAAGTGTATATATATCATCGATTGTTCCAATAACAAATCAGGTCTACAAAAAGCCAAGAAATTTGCGTTTAACAATGTTCCGATTATCGTTGAGGTTGCCAAAGGCACAATATACGAGAACTGGAATCGGGGCATTGACTTATCCCAAACCGACTACCCAAATGCTTCGATGTTTATCGTAAATGACGATATCCTTGTTCCACAAAACACAATCGAAAGACTGGTTGAGGTTGATTCACTCTATCGTCCTCTTGCACTTGTGCCAAAAACACCTCCCCGAACACACTTAAGCGATCATATCACAACAATCTTCAAGACCATATCGGAAAAAAAACTTCCTATAACTTCAGACTGGTTATGCGGATTTGCATTTTATTTAACTGCCGAATGTGTAAAAAAGGTAGGGATTTTCGATACTTCATATAAAGTCTGGTTTGGAGATACCGATTATGAACAACGGATTATAAAAAAAGCAGAAGAACTTAAAAGGAAATCAATCGGACTTATCGAAGATTTGTATGTATACCATTATGGAGGATCATCTTATAAATACTACTCAAAAGAAGTACTTGATTTAATCGATAAAGATAGAGAGTTATATCTTTCCAAATATAAAACATTACCACCAAATGTATGAAACAAATAAATACCGAAATAGGACGTATGTGGGTTCGAAATGAGTTTGATGAGAACGTGATAAAGGAAGTCATATCTGACCATGAATATGAAAGATGGGGCGATATAACAATTCAAATGGGCGATACAGTTATTGACTGTGGGGCTCATATCGGATCATTCACCCGTCTTGCAATAAGTCGCGGTGCAAATGTATTGGCAATTGAAGCTGATGATGAGAACTTTGAGATGCTTAAAAAGAATACGGAGGAAGATGCTCCAAACTTAAAACTTCTCAAAGCAATTCTATGGAACGGGAAAGAGATACGGTTTCTTAAAGACAAGGACAGGGGAGAACTCAATAAGGTTGACGGATTAGGAAAGATCATGCCTTCAATTTCCCTAAATAAAGTAATCAATCACTTTAAAATAAAGCAGATCGATCTTCTTAAAATGGATATTGAAGGAGCTGAATATGAAGTTTTATATCATTTCAAGAAATTCAATATAGTAAAACAGATCACTATGGAATGGCATTATGGATCAACAAAATTTGCACATCTTCTTATCTTCCTTGAGAAACAGGGATTTAAAACTGTATGGCTTGGAGGAAACGGGGATTGGGGAAAGTTACAATTGAAAAGATTATAATTATGAAAAACTTTTATAGTAAAGATATTGTAACTCCAGAAGAATTTAGGCAGTCATTTGGGGACTATACTTATGGTAATCCTGAAATTTCTGGACGAGGTTTTTGGAATCTAAGGGTGGGAAAGTTTTGTTCAATTGCAGGTGGAGTAAAAATTCTTCTTGGTGGACCGCATAATTATAATAGATTCAGTTCTTATCCTTTTGAGGCGATAAAACATGAAGGTGTAATGACGTGGCCAACATCAGTAGCAAATAAAGATATAATTTCTGAAAAAATAGGAGTAACCATAGGAAATGATGTTTGGATTGGCTGTCGTGTAACTATATTAGCTGGAGTAACAATAGGCGATGGGGCTGTAATAGGAGCTGGAGCTGTTGTGAGTAAAGATATTCCTGCCTATGCAATTGCTGTTGGGTGTCCAATTAAAGTAATTAGATACAGATTTACTCCAGAACAAATTGAAAAGTTATTAAAAATAAAATGGTGGGATTTTCCCATTGAAAAAATGAGTGAGGTTGTAAAGGATTTGGATTGCAATATTAATAATTTTATTTCAAAATATGAAAAATAAAATAATCGGTGTAACTGGTGGGAATGGGTTTATTGGTCGTCATGTTGTAAGAGAAGCATTGGATAGGGGGTATAAGGTAATTATATTTGGCCGTCATTTTGATAAATTTGTTAATTTAGAAAAGAATTTAGAATGTTTTTTAGGAGATGTAACTAATTTTAGAAGTGTTAATGATTTTGTCCAAAAATGTAATTATGTTATAAATTTGGCTGGACTCTTAGGAACACAGGAATTAGTTAATAATCCTATTTCTGCTATTGAAACAAATACAATTGGTTGTTTGAATTTTTTAAAAGCATTGGTAACTAATAAATTTCTTGATGTAAAAGGAGTTGAGATTACAACTGGAAATCATTGGATGTTTAATCCATATGCCATTTCAAAAGAAGCGGCTGAGAGGTTTTGTTTTATGTATAACAAGGAATTTAAAACAAGAGTAGCTTTAGTTCGTGGATATAATGCTTATGGTTGTTGGCAAAAACATGCTCCGATAAGAAAAATTATTCCATATTTTATTGTAAAAGCGTTAAGGGGAGAGGATATAGGAGTTTATGGTAATGGAAAGCAAATTTGTGATTTAATTCATGTCAAAGATTTAGCCTCTATTTTGGTCGATGCAGTCGTTAAGGATCATGGAGTATACAATAAAACATTTGAGGCGGGTAGTGGAATAAAATTAACGGTTAAAGATGTAGCTGAACTTATTATTAGATTAACTGGTAGCAAAAGTAAGCTTGAATATTTGCCACTTAGACCAGGTGAGGAAAAAGATGCTGTGGTTTTAGCAAATACTGAAACTTTAAAACCTTTGGGTGAGCGAAAATTTATTGATCTTGAGGTAGGAATGAAAGAAACTATTGAGTGGTATAAAAAAAATTATAATTGGGAAAATCTATGAAGCCATATTTAATTACAATGTCATCTCATACCTCTGGTATGCCAAGATTTTTGAGATCATTGGAAAAATTGGGGGATAGTGTTGAACATTTGGCAATTCAATTTAAGCCATATACTGAAAATCTAAAGACTCATTCTGTTTTTGATAGGGCTTATCCTGGTCATTTATATCGTTATAATTTCATTCCTGACAATCTTGATCGTAGTCGTCATGTAATGTTTACTGATACAGATGATGTAATATTCCAGAAACCATTACCTGAAAAATTAGATTATGATATATATCTATCGCCGGAGAATATTAGCCATAAGAATACACTTTGGGAGAGATATATAAATTTTTATTTACCATTCAAGCCATTATTGGATTGTCAGGTATATAATTGTGGTTCTTTTATTATGCGGGTTGATATTTTGTATCAGTATATTAATTTTCTCAAAAGTCATAAGGTAGACGATTTTGATAGGTATAATTTTGAACAATTACATTTTAATTTATTTATTTATAAGCACCCTGAATTTTCAAAGGTTGTTGATTTATCATTACTTTGTCCATTATACAACAATTTTGAACAAGATAATGTGTATAAAAAAAATGAAGTATGGTATACCAAAAATGGAAAGGTTATTTGTTGCGTACATGAGAATGGTGTAAAAGGGAGGTTGAGTCCATGAATATTTTATGGCTAGGTTTTGAATATAGACTTGGGATTGAAAATGAACATAATGTTTTGATAATGAATAAAGATACATTCAATATGCAATCTATTGAGAGTTTCAAGCCTGACTTAATAATCGAACGTGAATTTAATGATAATAAATCAATATATGAATATGAATGGACACATATTGCCCGTGAAATGCCTCATATAAAACGTGCCATGTGGTTTATCGATACCCATATACAATATCCACGACATATCAAGTATGCAAAGCATTTTCAGTATATCTTTCTCGCAATATCAAAGTTCGTGCCTATATTCCAGAATGAATATAAACAAGCAAAAGTGTTTTGGCTTCCTCTCTGTTTTCCTTTATCAAACCTGCCTCCTATGCTTATGGAACGGAAAAAACGGGCAATATTTGTAGGACGGATGAATAAATGGTATAAGGAACGGAATGAAATAATCAAGAAATTACAGGAAGAAGTACCAAACTTCTTAGCCACGACTGACTATGTCAATGTATATCAAACTATGTCAGACTGTATCATCAATCTCAATCGGAGTTTCAGCGAGGATTTGAATTATCGGGTATTTGAGGCTTTAGCCTGTGGAACTGAACTTGTTACCAATCCCGTACCCGATTTATTCAAAATAAAAGGACTTCATAAAAGAATCCATATATATAGAAAAGATGAGGATGCAGTAAAGATTATAAAAGAACTTTTATCAGAGAAACGGAAAATCAAAAATGAAAGATGCGAAATTAGAAAGTGGATAGCCAATTCCCATTTACTCCGCAATCGTGTAATTGATATTATCAAAATGGTGGAAAATGAGATACAATGTGAATATTAACAATTTATCATAATAAAATGAATAAACCTTTTTTCGTAACTGTTGCTTCCGCAACGCCAAATACCAATCGATTTGTTGATTCCCTGAAACATATAAAAGATCAAGTCGAAATGGTATCTATTCAGTTTAATCCTCCCATTGAGAATCTTCCTGTATTCAAAAAGTACGAAGAAAGTTATTGTGGCAATCTGAAGCGATTTGACTATATTCCAAAACTCGATGATAACCGATTTATGATATTCTCCGATATTGACGATGTTGTATTCCAAAGACCGCTTCCTGACCTTGAACGGATGGGATATGAGGTTTATTTAGGGCATGAAAACGTAAAACATAAGGATTCTTTCTGGAAACCATATATAGAGCGGAATAAATACTTTGAACCATTACTGGAAAGACCGGTTTATAACGGAGGATTATTTGCCATGCGAGGATTTGTTTTTACCGAATACAAAAAATATATAAAAACTGCTATATTAAATGTTGATCCTGCCGATATGAGATTATGCGATCAATTGCTTCTCAATATGTTTTTTATAAAATTCCCGAATTATGGAATTTACAGTAAACAAGATATATTCTGTCCGTTGTATAAAAACTTTGAACTTGGACTGGTAAAGAAAAGATTGGGATTATTCTCATTATCGGATGGTCATGTCCCAGTTGCTATTCATGCAAACGGAAATACAAAGGAATTATTTATTGATGGAAGAAGAACGAGGAAAAATGAAAAGAAAATCTAAACCACCATTTAAACCAATTATATCCGTTATTGTTACTTGCCATGATCTTGAGGATTATCTGACTGACTGTATTGATAGTATAAAAGCTCAAATTGCTTACCCTCATGAAATAATCTTGGTGCATGATGGATGTAAAAAATTCATTACTTATACAGATACAATATGTATATTGGTTGAGAAAAATATAGGAGTGGCAAAAGCACGGATGATGGGGGCAAAAGTCGCAACAGGAAATTATCTGCTTTTTGTAGACGCCGATGATAAACTTCCTGAAATATTTACCCTTCAACTTTCAAGATTTGTAAAGACGGGAAATGAAATAATATATCCCAACTGTGTTCTTTGGTCCTCTTGGGGAAATAGTGGAATGAGAAATGTATATACGAATATGCCTGAACGTATTATTTGGGAGGATCTGCAAAAGCAGAATTGGGTACTTGTAACATCCCTTATTCCCCGTAATCTATTCTTTGAACTTGGTGGATTCAAAAATTATCCTATATTTGAAGATTGGGAGTTTTTTCAACGTGCATTTATACATCAAGCTCCATTTATTAGAGGTTATACATGGTTGTCATATCGACAACGAACCGCATCAAGAAATAGACAACCTGAAGAAATTAGAAAGGAAATCACTCAAAAAATCAAGGATGATATAAAAATCTACATAAAAAAATACAATAAAAATAAAAAACTATAACAAAATATATCATTTGACATTATTTCTTTTATGATATACTCATATTAGGTCCAAAAGGACTTAACATTCTCTAAAATCTATTATGACAGATAAAAAAATTGCCTCAATAATTCAACAGAGGTTCGTAAATCTTCAAGGACAATTTTCGGAAGTATTTGATAATAGTGAAATGTACAACCAGATGTATCGGTGTTATATGGATAATACCGATACATACCTTTGGGATTATAATCTTGTTGAACCTGTAGTTTTTTATCTTATAAGATCACTTATGGCACGAATGAACACCGATAATATGCGTGTTCGTCTTGATGCCCGTACTTCTGATGCCGAACAAAAGAGAAAAGTAAATCAACGGATAATCGATTGGGAAATGGGTGAAATGAAGAAAACACTTATTTTTTATAATTTTATCTTTCGTGGACTTATTTCAGGACGTGCATATCTTAAAACAGGATGGCTTTATAATAAAGCACTTCAGGTAAAGGGTGATAATGGGGATAAAACAATGAGATCGATAATCAATCGTGCTTATGCACAAAATGTAAGATTTCCCGATATCCTTATTCCTAATCAAAATATTCCCGACCTTGATGAACAACCTTATGTTCTTGAACACATGATGGTAAGATATGGGGACCTCGTAAAGGATAATGAAGCAAGTACGGGAAAAGATATATGGAATCCCGACGCGCTTCGTAAAATAGAGAAAAAATCATTATTTGAGAATAAAATGGATTATGGAATAGATCTTCCCGATGATGATGAGGGAAAAGAAGATTGGATAACAAATTCCCGTTATGTTTCAGTAATTAGAATGCAGACAAAAGACAATGAGGTTTATCATTGTTTGGAAAAGGATGATAGTATAATCCTTGATGTAGACCATAATAATCCTTATTGGCATAATCACCAACCATATATAACATGGACACCTTTCCCTGAAGATGATGAATATGCTTCAATGGGAGCAGTGCAACCTGTATCCGATTTGGTTATTGCTCTTTCTTCTATCTTGAATCAATATCTTACGAATGCGAGAAAAAGTGGAAATCCAATGTGGTTAGCTGGAGCAGCAGCGGCACAAACCCCTGACTGGATGTTTGTCAATAGACCGGATGGGATTATTCGTGTTGCAGGAGATGTAAATTAAGTACAACAGGTTAGACCAATGGATACTTCAGACACAATGCTTCGTATGCGACAGGAAGTGATGACTTCCTTTGAACGTACTTCTGCTATGTCCTCAATGTTCTCAACAGGAGTTGCATCAGGTTCTTCACCACAACTGAATAAGACTGCAACTGGAGCAAGGGTAATTGATAGTAATATCGAAACAAACCTACAGATGCTTGTTTCCTTATTTGGAGCTATGGCATTATCAAAACTTGGAGAACACTTCCTTGAACTCAATGCACAATATATAAGCGAAGAACAGGAAATAAAGATAGTTGGAAAAGATGGCGATCCTGAATTTGTGAAAATCGAACCTTCTGAAGTAACTGCCAATTTTGATGTAATTGCCAATGCAGATACTATGGCAAAAACATCTCCTGCTGTAAGACAGGCACAACTATTGAACTTGAAAGCAACGATTGACCAGGAAAAAGTTGTAAAAATGGATAAGAAACCAATCTGGAAAGCGATATTCAATGCCTTCCCAGAAATGGATGGAGTAACGGATGATGTTATCGTTGACCCTGAACAACAGGCAAAGGAAGCTATCCAACTGCTTCTTTCGGGTATTGAACCAAAGATTGCAATTGATATGGACCATAAAGCAATTGTTCAACTTATCCAGGTGTTCCTTCTTTCCAATCCAAACTTACCTGATGAACAACTTGTTATGTTTACAAAGTATCTTGATGATTTGAGAAAGTACATACAAGCAAAACAAGTTATAGTTACTCTTAATCAACCACTTGCACCAACTGACCCTAATGCAATGGCAATGTCAATGGGAGCAACCCCACCTCAAATGAATGGTGGACAAATGTTGCCAACAGAAGAACAGAACTTGATGAAATCATTGAATAGCCAAATACAAATGGGTACAAATCCAACCGAAGGATTACCAAATAAGTTACCAGAACAAGCAATTCAATGACACTTAATGACATACTTAGTGGGATTGGAGATATGGTTGGATACATGCTTTTAAGCAGACAGCCAAAGGGTATGTGGAATGAAGCAAGACAGGGGCCATATGATCCTTATAATGGAATAATGCGTGATGTTGCAAATATTGTTTCTCCTTTACCTTCTAAACTTGCTTCAATCCAAAGACAGGTAAAAGGAACAATAACTCCTTCTCCAACACCACTTCCAACACGTATGCCAACCCCAATTCCAAATTCTTATGAAGAACGGACAATGGATACTTTTGATAAACAACAGATTCCACGTGAGATTGCATTTGCAATAAGGGAAGCAGAAGGTGGAAAGGATAATTCATATAATCTTGGAGCAACAGACAGTAATCCGAAAGGAGGACTTGATTATGGTTCTCCAGAGAGTGAGGCTACTGCTGCTGCAAAAACATTAAATGGAACTTTTGAAAACGATTTTATTGGAAGTGGGAAATTCAATACGACATTCAAAAAAGCGTTTCAGGATTATTTGAAACATAAGGATTCCGAGAAATTTCTTCATGATATTTTCTTATCAGGATATGCAGGAAAACCCGAAACATGGAAACAACGTTCTATTGACGAAGCAAAGGCACAAGGAACAGTTGGTGCTGGAGAATATTATGATACATGGGATGAATACGTAAAAAGCAGGGATGCTTGGAAGAAATGGAAGGGAAAGTATTAAACATATATTATGGATACAAAGACATTACTTACTTGGTTAAAACAGACAATTGAGGGTAACGTGAAGGCTGCTGTTATGGCATTGAAGCAGAATATATTCACAGTAAAACTTGATTCAAATAAGGTAGAGGTAACAAATCCATTTAAACTACCTGATATTGTTAGTGTCAAGGTATCAAATCCTAACAAAGACTATCAAACTGATATAAAGAGTATCAAACTACTACTAACTGAATCATTCAAAAGAATGAATGGCGCGATTCTCTCAATAAAACCTTCAGGAAGTACAAGAGTAAATAATTTTAAGGAATTAGTTATTCCTGTACCTCCAAAAGAAGTGAAAATAACAAATCCACAAAAGGAAGTTACCTTACTTAATATCGGACTACTTACGAAAGAACTTGGAAATATTAAATCAGTACTTAATAAATTACCAAAAGTATATCCTCAAGCTCCAAAAAGTGTAACAGTCGATAATTTCAAGGAGTTGAATACTGCACTTGAAAAGATGACTTTGTTACTTAAAGAGATTGGAAAAGAAACAAAAGTATCAAATATCAAGGACTTTAATATAACGGGAACTGATGCTGAAAAATATGTGCCAGTCAGACTTTCCGATGGAAAGAAATTTTATAAGGCACTTGAGGAATTATCGATTGGTACTACAAAAAACTATGCTTTTTCAGATTCGCAGGGAGTTAAACAACACGCACTTGTAAATGAAAATCGTCAACAACTTGCAATTAATGAAGATCGATGGGGACTTAATAATACGGAAACAACAGGAGATACTACTTATATTGGCTCTGAGGATGCTGATGGGAATTATCTAATTAAAAAAATAGTAGATTCCGACTCACTAATCACAATGACCTATGCAACAAAAAAAAATAATAGTACAATAACAACATATACCTATGCGTGGTCGCATAGGACAAGTATAAGTTATGCGAGATATAGTTTAGCTTTTTAATTTATGCAAAATCCAATGGGTATGAAAAATAAGGTTAGAAAAATAGAGAAGCCATTAGTTACTCGTCTTGAACTTGAAAAGATGGAAGCTGATGCAGAAAAAGCAAGGGAACTTCTTGAAGGTGAAGAATTTAAGTTTTTCAGAGATTATCTAATTTCAGAAAAAGAATTGATTGTATCTGATTTTGTCAATAATCGCATACATGAAACTGTGGACGTTAAAAAAGAAATCAGACCAGATAAATCAGAAGTAGAGTATCATATAAAACATACTAAAGAAGAACAATCGGCTGAATTATCGGGAAGATTCAAATTTATTTTTGATCTTATCAATAAATTAGAACAGATTAAAAATCTTCCGGAGATATATTATAAAGCTGAAAAGGAAGGTAAAATAACAATTGAAGCTAAAAAAGAAAGTTAACATTTTCACGCCGGCGTGAAGAATGATGGATACCAAACAATTCCCATTTCCACTTGATACTCCTATAAAAACTGAAAAAGAAATAGAGCGATTTGATATGGAAACTAATAAGAAGACAGGAAAACCTGTTGTAAAGATAGTTAAAGATAAGGTTATAGAAACAGTTATTTATCACGATGCTCCTTCACGTCCCTTTCTTTGTGCAAAAGGAGAACATAATTACCACATGATTGATAATAAGAGATATACCGCAAAATGCTCAAGATGTCCAAAATATTGGCAAATGAATCCTCAATATCATAAGGTTATTGATGGGAAAATACTTCATAGGGACGATAATCACCTCATAGATTGAGGCTACTTGATATGATTTAATATACTTCGCTTGACATTGATATAGTTTGATATATATAATCAATTAGGCGTAAAGCCTGTATTAAAAATTAGTTTTTCTCTAAAGCTGGAACTTCGGGATTTCGCATCCCGTTACCAAAAGCGTTAGGGGAAGGCAGAATTAGAAAAACTATGGATACAGAAGGTTCTGTGATGGTAGATGGTCAAACTCCAGAAATTAAGGAGGGGGATCAAGCGGAGAACATTAACAATCAGGGTGATCCAAATACTCAAAAGGATTCACAAGTAACTGATCCTAATAAGGATGGTGAAAAAACTGCTGAAGGGCAAGCTCCAACTAAAACGGATAAAACCGGAGAAGAAGGAGAAGATAAGAAGCAAGGTCTTACAGATAAGGGGACAAAACTTGCGACTGATCCACTTCAACAGGCAAACCAACTTCGGGCAAATGCCGAAAGTCGGGTGCGACAATTTGAGGAATTTTTAAGTGATCCTGTCCGTGTAAAAGCCTACTTGGAAGAAATAGCAGGTGAACATGGAAAGGATAAACAAGAAAATCCCACAGATGCAAATGCAGTCGAAGGTTTGATTGATCCTGACAAATTGGAAACAGTAGATGATCTTAAAAAGTTTGCGAAGCAATTGCAAACAGCTTCCGATAAAAAAATCAAAGAGCTGGAGCAGAAAGTCAATGGTGTTTCTCAATCGCAAACAATCCGTGCTACAGCCGAAAAGGTTGGTACAGAGATTGCACAGGTTCAGATGAAATTTCCTGAATTGCGTGAATTTAATGAGGACGGGAGTAAAAATCCCGAATATAATGAGGATTTGGATAAAGCAGTAGGCGAACTTTATAATTTATTGGATTTCGATCCCTCAAGAAAAGCATATAGAGGTAAATATTCAGTAATGAAGATTGCCGAAAGCGTAATGAAAATTCGTGGACTTGGTGAGAAGACAGGTAGTACTAAAGCTCAAACCGCTATTCTTGATAAAAGAACAGGGAGAGTAATTACCAATCAAGCCGGAGGAACGGATGGACAACCTGATGAATCAAAGTTATCCGCAAGTCAAACTATTGCAGAAAGAATGAAAAGGGCAGCTTTACGGGCTGGTCGGAAGTAAGTCATTATTAATAGTTTGAAATTTTATTTATATGGACAATAGTATATATGGTCAAAAGTCAACATTGAGTGCAACCGATAGTGCGTTGCATATCAATATTGAAGACCAAATAGTTAAGTATCCAGATTGGCAGTTTCCTATTCTGAAAAGATGGGGATCTAAAGTGTTTAAAAACAGCGTTGTATCTCATAAATATGAGTGGACCGAAAAAGAACTTCGTCCAATTACAGCAAAAGTGGCTTCTGCTACTGTTGCTTCTGATGCGACAAGTTTTTACGTTGATACGTCTGGTGTTTTCAATGTAGATGATGTTCTACAAAAACCAGATGGCGAAATCGTAATTGTTACTGCGGTTGCCGGTGGAACTTTGCTGACTATAAAAGCATGGACCGGAACTCCAGAAACAATGGTACTTGGTGAAACTGTCAAAAGAATCGGTGTTGCTTCACCTCAAGGAAAAAAAGCAGACGGAATGGTAATCACAGGTACGGAAGATTTATATAACTATTCTCAAATTTTTGAGGATGTTATCGATCTTTCAGGTTCGCAGAGATATGCCATGATACATGGAGATGCTTCACAAGCCGAGCTCGTTTCTGACAAGCAAAAAGAACTTGCAGAGATGTTACAGATGGCTCTCTTGGTAGGTGTCCGAAACAAAGATTCTTCCACAAAGACTTATACTCTTGGTGGATTGAAGTATTTTATTGACACCTATGCTGCTGCAAATGCAATCGATTTTGGAGCTTCTTGGACTTCTGATACGACTGTTCAGGAGAAGTTTGAGGATGCTGTCGAAACGATTGCTGATGCAAATGGTGGGAAACCGACAATCTATATGGGTTATAAGGCTATGAGAAAGTTTAGATTGCTGGATGATGCTCTTATTGATACCACAAGAAACGATAGCTCTCGCGGTATCGGAGTTGTATCTAACTATCTTTCACAGCTTGGTAAATTAGATGTAGTTATGCTTCGTGAAAGAGCAGGAGTTATGGGTGATCTTATATTCTTTGTTGATGAGGATAAGTGCGGATACAAAGCATATAATAAACGTGGCTGGAACACAGAAGAACTTGCCAAAGTTGGTGATTCTTACCAATGGCAGGTACTTGGTGAATATACAGCGAAGTTTGAAACACCAAAAGTGTTTGCGTATCTCTATAACTTGGGACTGTAAAGCAAAATTAGGGGGGGTGCAATTCCCCCCCACTATTAACAATTAATTTTTATCATTATGTCAACAACTGCAAGTGGTCGAGAAGTTTATGCAATTGGAAGGGAAGTAGCAGGAAATCGTGAGGTTATCATGCAAGAAGATGGAACCGTACATGATCTACCAGCAGCAGCTGAAGTTACTTATGCAAGTGATTTGAGCCGATTCCCTTACGAAGTGTAAGAAAAAAACCGTTAGGATCTATAGCTCACTCGAAAGAGTGGGCTATTTTTTGTGATATATAATGATATCGTTTTATATACTTGTTTTCTATATTATGATATACTCAAGGTAATCTCAATAAGTTGAGATATAAAAAACATATATGA